TAACTTTCTATAAATCGTTACTTGCTTATATACCTGTTTTATAGTATTAGGCAGTATCGGTTTAAATGTTATAGAATGAACTTTACCAGCTTCGAAAGAAGATTTAACGTCACTATACGCATGTTTCGCTTTCTCAGTATCTGTTGCCAGATATCTACGTTGGCTTTTAGTCGTATCGTCTTTGCGATTTATTCTTTCTTTCTTTTCGGGTTCCATTACTTACTTTCTATTTGTTTGAACTCTTTTATAAGCTCATAATAGTATAACAAGTTATGAATATCTTTCTCGCAGATCTGACGATTTGATGGAATCTCTTCAATAAAATTCATCACCTCTGCTAATTTTACTTTTCTAACTTCGTCAGTAAGAGCCTTAGCAAATTTGCCAAGTTCCTTTCTAACTTTAACGAACTCTTCGTTCATATAATCCTTCAGCTTATCTGTTGTGGAGATATTGCTGATGTATTCTTTCAATAAATTCTTTTGATTGTCATCAAGATTAGAATATTTCTCATTGAACTTCTGGATTAAAATCTTGTAAACCAAAGCTTTAGTTCCTTTGTCATATGAGTTATACTCTTCGATGATAGCATCTTTTTCTTCTTTCACTGCAGAAGCACAGATGTCTTCCATAATTGCGAAGCGGTATTTAACTTCCTTCTCAGGATCAACTATACTAGAATGGTCCATTTCAAATAGCATATAGATAGAAGCTAGCATTTTGTAGTTTTCTACCTTTGATTTGAAGAACTCTTCTATATTATAATTTTCTTTAATATCTGAAATAAGAGCGTATTTCTGACTCTTTAAGGTAGCTTTGTTAAGCTTACGATAGGCCTCTACGGCTGCGTTAATGATAACGTTTGCCTTGGCTTCAGATAAATTTTTGGCGTTGGCTAAAGTCTTGTAAATCTTGAACTCTTTAGCGATTTGAGTGTTGTTATAGTGTTTCTTGAGTATATCCACAGATTTAGATTCCCTGTTGTTCAGAGTGTCTGTAGTTATTTGACGCACTAATAGCTCAAATAAGATGCCGGTGTTTCGAATTTTATTATGTTTTAAATTCATGTGATCTTGATCTTCTATAAATATTATTAAATATCCTCTCCAATAATGTTTTTCTCGTCTAATAAGCCTGGTTCCTCAATTTTTTGTTCGAAAATGGTCATTTTCTTCCTTTTCTTATCCGCCACCATCTTCATAGCCTCTAAAGCGTAAGCACTTGGCTTGTCTTTATAGGTAAATTTATCAGGTTTAATGTCTTTCATACCCTTGGCACCCAATGGATCGCGACCACTAGCTGAAGCATCTGTCTTGTAGATAGAGGCTTTTTCCTTAGGTCTGCCACCCACATCCTTCTTAACCTGGCTAAATTCATCATATCCGTCTGGAACATCTTCAGGTCCGCTAGCATTAGCTTTGTAGATAGAGGCCAAGTCGTGAGGAGTACCGTAAGATTCACCTGATACAGATGGATCGTTACCCTCAGTCTCAAGTTGGTTGTATCTAAAGGTTCTCTTAGCATCTTCTGCTACAAGTTCTCTTTGCTCCATGATTTGCTCTTCGCTCATTTGGAAGATCTTATCAGCGATGTAATCTGTAGAGAATAGCTTCTTCTCCATGATCTGACCAGCCAAATCCACTTTCTCCTTCATCAAAGCAATCTTCTCTTGCTCGTAGATGATAGATGGATTGTTCAATCCTAATTGGAAATTCACCAAATCAGAATCCTCAAAGCCTTGAACATATAAATGGATCAATGCAATCTTCTCAAGTTCACTTAATACAATTCTTTGGATACGCTCAATAGTACGTGAGAAACGAACGTCTAAGGCACTAATAGTGGACTTACCGTTCAATTCGTCTGAGTAGTTCAAGAATGATTTAGGTACCTTTAAAGAGCCTAACATCAAGTCTCTTAAGAACTCAACGTCCTCAATACCAGCATATTCTAATCCCTTTGTAGTGTCGATCTTAGTAGTATTATCACCTGGACGAACTGGGATATAGAAATCCTCAAGCATATTCTGTACGTTGAACTTCAAGTTGTAATCACCTGTGTTCTGATCAATATAAGGAGTTTTCTTCATACCGTTAACGGTTTGTTGTACAAACGCATTAACCTCTGCTGGAGGGATATTACCTACGTTGATATAGAAAATACGCTTTTCAGGAGCACGCATGATACGGTGTAACAACATCGCATCCATCATCAAGGTATATTGTTTGAAATACTTACGAGCCGGCTCAACGTATGATCTACCGAAAGGTAGGTAGTTGGTGTCTGTAAGTAATCTAAAGTGGGCTATTTCAAAATTCTCAAAGTATTCTTTGTTCTTAGTAGCGGTTGTACCACCTGCTACTGATACTGGATCGTAGATGAATCTAATATAAGATGGATTGTTTGGATCTTGACCTTCTTCACGAATCATATCGTATACTGACAATGGTCTGGCGCTGTACACACCAAATTTTTCTGCAATATCTAACTTCAAAAAGAAGTCTCCGTACTTACACATGGATCTAATCCACATAGGTAAGTTGAATTCGATATTCAACACATCATAAAATAAGTTATATAAGATACGTTGGATGTTGTCGTTCGAGCTTCTAACGGTTAAAACCTCATTGGTTTCACCTTTTAAAGTCGATTCCTCACATAAAATATCTAATACAGCTGATACGATACCATCTGTATCCATCGCTTCATAATCTGAGTACAGCTGTAATCTAAGTGTTTGGTAGTTCAACGTCGGATTGAACTGCATTCTTTGTCCAGACTTGTGTAAACGAGTAAATCTGTCTACTAAACTGTTAGTCTGTAACTGACCAAAACTTTGGATACGCTCCACATCCATTACACGCAACTGCTTCCCGCCCACGTTTCTAATGACAACGTCGGTGCTAAATAATCTTTTAAGCCTTGGGAATAAACTTTTGTCTACTGGCATATCTGTTCTTTAATATATATAAATATGGTCATTATTAGATTAACCACGTAATATCCTCCATCTGACCGTTAACGTTCATCTGGTATGGATTTACTTTTGGTTCATTTAATTGGTTGACCGGTGAAAATGTTGTTGATTTTTGCATACTATTCAATACAGCTCTTTGCATATCAAGGCCTTGTGCACGATATTGTATTGCACTATCTCTTAAATAAAGCCCAATTGAATACGACATGATCAAATCATCGTTGTATCCAGTTTGAGCTTGCGCTTTACCATTCTTCCAAACGAAAGTCTGCATCTCGTTTACTGTTCGTTTTGAACGGATTTGAATAGAATGATCTCTAACGTAGCTCTTCATGGCTAACAATACCTCTGGTCTAGTCTTAGTAGAGGTTGTAAAGCCTGGTGTCATACGAGAGATATCGTATTCATAGAATTGAGTCATGTACTGACTCACATTTAACGTGTCTCCTTTAGGGGAGTAGTAAATATTATTGTAACCTATCTCTAGGATCATACTCATTGTAGCGTGTCCTAATCCTGTATTTTCTACTACTAGAAGTGCTGAGTTGTACTTTACTGCCAAAGCAACGGCCATTTTAGACAGGGTACTAGTGTCAGAGTCACCTTTATACTCAGATGCCTGAGCACCGCTGTATATGTCTAATACTTGAATACCGGAGCTATCTGAACCATCTCCCTTAGCTGTATCAACTACAACCATGTAAGATCTTTGATCTACAGGATGTTCCCACACCCAGATGTCATTCTTTGGCCCTTCAAAGCCTATAGGATCGAGTATATTAGCTGTGTAGTACTCTAACTGCTCTGCTTCAAAATAAGTGTCTCCTGAGCTATTAAAATTGCAATCACACTCTTGTGCTGCCATTCTCTTACCAAGCTCTTTATCTTGTGCGTCTCTCCACTTCTGATCTCTGTTAGGGTGAACACTCCATGGTAATCTAATGGGAACAAAATTGTTCTCTTGCATTTCTGCATCATTCCACATTTGGTGGAACCACTGACCAATACCATTTGGAGTTGACAACACGATGGCTCTACCACCTGTTGCTAAAGTTTGTTGAGCAGATCCCCATAAATCTTCAGCATTCTCAATAAACGCAGCCTCATCCAGAATCAATACGTTAGCGGTGTAACCACGAGCACTCTCTGAGGCCCCTGATGCAGCTTTGATTTTAGATCCGTTGGATAATATAAGACTTAATTTATTATCTTCTGAGGATGGTACTCTTAGCCATGATGGAAGCTCTGCATAAGCAAAGCGTACTTTATCTACGATGTTTCTAGCTTTCTCTTGGGTTGGTGCAAGCGCTAGAATCGATTGATCCTTTTGAAATATCATTAACCATAAAGCATAAGCAGCACATAAGGTAGTAATACCTAACTGTCTAGACTTTAGAATAATAGTTCTATCGTGTTTATTTAATAAGAAAAGAAGTTTATCCTGAAAAATATAAGGATTAAACAGCATTCGACCATCACTAGTCTGAATATAGACATACTTTTTTAAAAAGTATACCGGATCTTTTGCACATTTTATGTATTCATCCCTTATTATTTCTTTAAGAGATACTGGATTTTCTGACATTATTTACGGACAAGTGTATATACAACCAAAATCGCAGCTGTTCCCCAGCCTAATTTGTTTTTAAATTTTGCTTTAGATAACTGTAAATCTAATTTACCTAAAGTTATTTTATATACGTCTTCTTTTTGTTTGTAAAGATCAATAGAAGATTTATACAATCCTATTTGATCATTTTTGCGAACAATAATTGAGTCTTTTGTATCTCTTTGAAACGTAATCGTATCAATGTTTTGCTTTAATAAAACTCTTTCTTCTTTAAGAACGTCTAATAAAGATAAATCTTTAGCGATCTTTTTAGCAATATCAATATGAATCTTAACGGTATCGTTATTTGATACTTGACGAGTCTCTATAACGGTTTGTGAAAAACTGTTCAAGCTGAGTAACATCGTAACTATCAATAGTAAGTATTTGTATTTCATGTTTTTGATTTAATTTTTTAATTTTAACATTATTAACATCTATTGTTTTCTGAGCACGTTCTACTTGATTTTCAAACACATGAACTTCTTCTTCTTTGATATTGATAGTATCTTCTTTAAGATCTATTTCTTTGTTCAAGCTATCAATTGTTTCTTTAAGTTCTTGTTTATCGTAGTTAAAACCGCGATCTAAAAAAATAAAATAAACAGCTGCAGCCGCTAAGATAACTAAAATTACTGTAATTAATGTTTTTTTCATAATAATTTATTTAAATGAATCTTCCCAGGTTCTAAAGAACATGTTACCGCGAAGATAAGCATCTTTTTCCATATTCATCATATGTTTATCATTTTCTGCATATCTTGGGTCTTCTAAAGCACCTAGATGACTTTCGTCAAACATACCTGTTAAAAACTGGCTGTGATGAATCATCTCATGTGCAAAGCTACGTAAAACATCTTTAATATGTCTACCTGCTACAAATAATGTTACAACTTTATTTTCAGGATCATAATAAGCTGTTTTACCAAAAGGTTCATTTGCATACTGTGCATCTGAAGATATAATCACTTTTGGTAATGGGTTTGCTTCCAAACCATTATCTACCATGTATTTGGTTAAATTAGCCAAATAAGGGACAATGTTATGTCCCGATACTTGAATGTCTTTTCCTAAATTTTTGTGATTTCCTATTTCCATTATGCTTCTTCTTCAGGTGGTGTTTCTCCTTCAGGTGGTGTCTCAGGTTCGGCAGCTGGTTCAGCTCCTGGTTCTGATTCCTTACCGATAGGAGATGTACTTAATAATATGTTTATGTAATCTATAGCGCTGTCTAATTCTGAGTTATTGGCTATGTGAAATTTCTTTCCACTAACTATTACGGTGAATGAGTCTTTAGGTTGAAAATCGTCTGGATATTGTATATTCAACGGTGTAGGATCATACTTAAGATCGAAGTAATTACCGTTAGGTATAACTACTCTAAAGGTAGTTGGCTTGTATGAAATGCATTTGATATCAGATACCACTTCTCTTAATTGAGTCTTAGCCTCATCGTTTAAAGACTTTTGAGTTGTCAATAACAAAGCTAACACTTTA